CAGTGTATAGCTTGGATTCACGATGGAATTGGGCTTAGTATGGGTATGGATGTGAAAACTGAAATCTCAGAACGGTCAGATAAAAACTATAGTACGCAAGTCTATGCCCAGATGTGTCTCGGTGCTACACGCATTGAAGATGAGAAGGTCGTAGAGATTGCTTGTACTGATTCGTAAAGGAGATATACGATGGCTACTTATAAAAGTACAGAGTATACCAACGCTACGGACGGTTCAGGCACAAAGAACCAACCAGAAACAAAAGGAGTAGTTCATTACAAGTACGCTAGATTTACAGGGCAAGCCCTGACTTCTTCTGATGTTGTACAGGTGATGACAATTCCTTCTGGTGTTCGTGTACTTCCGCAGTCTATGTTAATTGCTAGTGACTTAGAATCGTCTGCTACAGTTAATGTTGGATATGCGGCACACACTACTCAGAGTGACGGTTCTGCGGTTGCTGTTGATGCAGATGCGTGGATTAGTGCTGTAGCGGCTGACTCAGCTAGAACAGTAACTAATTTCCATGAGTCTGCAACACATGACACTGGATACGTTACTACTGGTGAGTTAATATTGACTATGGCTCTTGGTGCAGGAACTTCTGTATCAGGTGACACATTCGATTTCCACGTCTGGTACGTGGGAGAATAACTGTTAGGGGATGTCCTGAGTTGGCTTGGGGCATCTCCTGATTGTTCTTATGCGAAGAAAACAATTAACACCTAATTTTGATGAAGAGGAATTTGCCTGTAAGTGTGGTTGTGGTTTAAATGGAATTAATAGAGAACTGGTCAACTTACTACAGAAATTAAGAGAAGATTTTAATAGCCCAATGGTTATAACAAGTGGGTTACGCTGTGAAGATTGGAATACTCAGACGAAAGGAAGTGTAAATTCCAGCCATCTATGGGGGATGGCGGTAGATGTAAGCATTACAGATGCGATGATAAGATATAAATTTGTAAAAAAAGCACAAAAGTATTTTAAGCGAATAGGAATTGCCAAAACATTTGTTCATGTAGACATAGATCACATGAAAACTAACCCTGTTATCTGGACGTACTAATGAGTTCAAAAGTAGATTTAGCAAACGAAGCATTATTGTTACTAGGTGCTAATACAATTACCAGTTTTACTGATAATGATTCTAACGCTGTACTGGTTAATCGTTTTTTCCCAAGTGAGAGAGATGCTGTGTTGCGTAGTCATAGATGGAACTGTGCAATTACAACGATTAATCTTGCCTCTTTAGCTGAAACTCCAATTATTGATTGGGAGTATAAATTTACTCTACCTACTGACCCCTATTGTTTAAGGGTACTGGATGTTAGAACGGTTACTGGAGATATAAAACTAGACCATGAAATACAGGGCAGAGAACTTTTTACGGAAGAATCTACCGTTGATCTTACATATATTCAAAGATTAGAAGATACTACTCAGTATGATGCTTTGCTTTACCAAGCCCTAGTTTTTAAGATGGCATGGAAATTATCTTTTCCAATCATGCGTTCACATACGGTTATGGGTCAAATGGGGTCTATGTATGAGGCTGTTGTCAGAGAGGCACGCTCTATAGACTCGCAAGAAGGTACACCAGAAATTATAGAATCTGATACGTTGACTGATATAAGGTTGCGTTAAATGGCAACTAACAAATATTTTCCGATACAGACTAACTTTACGGCAGGGCAACTATCGCCAAGATTGCATGGTAGAGTTGATATTAATAAGTACAACAATGGGCTAAAAACCCAGAAAAATGCTTATAGTTTACCGCATGGTGGGGTAGTACGCAGATCAGGTTTCCATTATGTAGCAGGAGTAAAGACTAATTCTGCTAAAGTACGCTTAGTTAGATTTGAATTTAGTATTAGTCAGGCCTACATTATAGAATTTGGCAACACCTATATTCGATTCTATATGGATAATGGTCAAATTACCTCTGGTGGCAGTCCTGTAGAAATTGCTACTCCGTATCTCACAGCAGAATTATTTGAAATCAATTTTGCACAATCGGCTGATACTCTTTATATTGCCCATCCTAATCACGCTCCTAGAAAACTTATTAGAACAAGCCATACTAATTGGACTTTATCTACACTGACCTTCACTTCTGCTCCTGCTAATTTTGCAGGAGGGTCAGGAGATTACCCAAGAAGCGTTACATTTTTTGAAGAGCGTTTGTACTGGGCAGGAACAAATAATAATCCTCAGACAATTTGGGCAAGTAAATCTGGTGATTTTTTAAACATGAATCAGGGTACAGGTTTGGATGACGAGTCGGTAGAATTTACTTTGGCTACAGATGATGTAAATGTTATTTATTGGCTTAAAGCATCAGATGTTTTGTTGATTGGTACGGTAGGAGGAGAATTTAAACTACATGGAAATGGCAACCCTGTTACTCCTTCCAACGTGAGGGTTGTGCAGGAAACCAAGTATGGGTCTAGTACGGTAAGCCCTGTTGTTTCAGGTCGTGCTGTTATTTTTAATCAACGATCAAAAAAGAAGCTACGACAAATGATTTTTGATCTTAATGTTGAGGGTTTTGTTGCCCCAGATTTAACTATACTTGCTGAAGATATTACAGGAGATGGTATTGTTGATTTAGCTTATCAGCAAGAACCAGATTCTATTGTATGGGCGGTTAGAGAAGATGGGGTATTGCTAGGGCTAACATATCAAAGAGATCAACAAGTCGTTGCTTGGCATCAACACCCTGTAGGCGGTACTGATGCGGAAGTAGAAAGTATTGCTGTAATACCAACGGCAGATGGCAAAGCCGACCAATTATGGGCAAGCATTAAGAGAACCGTAAATGGGGGTACTGTACGTTATATTGAGTATTCTGATACCAGTATGTTTGTAGATTCTGGTTTGTCTTATTCTGGTTCGCCTACTAGTTCTTTTTCTGGGTTGACTCATTTAGAAGGCCAAACGGTGCAAATTGTAGGGGATAATGCGGTTTACGCATCCGCAACGGTTTCAAGCGGTGCTGTAAGTATTTCAGAGAATGTCAGCACAGCCTACATAGGGTTAGCTTATACATCAGAAATTGTTACATTACCTCCAGAAGTTCCACAAACTGATGGCTCCTCTTTTGGTAAAAAGAAATCTTGGAATAGAATTATATTGAATTTATACCAAACGCTCGGTATTTCAGTAAACAATACACAACTTGTGTTTAGAACAGGTGGTGATCCAATGGATTCAGCCCCTCCAGCATTTACAGGACAGCACGATATTACTAATCTAGGATGGAAAGAAGCTGATTCTTCAATCACAGTTAAACAGGAGCAACCGCTTGGGATGACACTTATCTCTCTAACAGGCGAACTTAATGTTAATGACTAATCAGGCTCCTTTGAGTCAAGTAGGTAGAATAAAGATTCAGCCGTATCAATTTAAACATTTTGAAGAACTTATCGTTAGACCGCATGAGGAAGGAATTAAAGAAGCAATACAATTATCTAATACAGAATGGGCACACGCTATAGGTAAAGAAGCAGTAGAGGCCTATACAGGCTTTATAGGTGATAAGATTTTTGCTATAGGGGGGCTGAACATACTTTGGAAGGGGGTAGGTGAAGTCTGGGTTATAGGTTCTCCTGTAATACCATCCCAGAGGTTCAGTTATGTTAAGATTGTTAAGTTTTATTTGAAGTATTTTAGAGAAAAGTATAGATTAAAGCGAGTACAGGCACAAGTTATAAAGGATTACGAAATGTTGCACAGATTTACTAAATTCTTCGGCTTTAAGTACGAGGGTACTTTACACAATTATTGTGGTGGCAAATTGGATAACTGTATGTATGCCATCTGGGAGGAATAAATGGCTGTAGCAACAGCATTAGCAGTTGGTGGTAATGTAGCCAAAGGAGTTTCTGGATACAAAGCAGGTCAAGCATCGTCAAAAGCGGCACAAGCTACAGCGATGTACAACCAAATGATTACTCAGATCAATGCCCAAATGCAGGATGAGGCAGGCGATATTGAGAGAGTCATTGGTGAACGTAATGCAGAAGATGTCGCTGAACAAGCCTCCTATAATGCGTTTCTCTTAGAACGTCAGGCAGAAGAAGTACAGATACAGAACGACTTTGACTTGTTTGTTTCAGAACGGCAGTCAGATATTTTTACTGCTGAAAAAAGAGCAACATGGGGTTCTAGCGGTGTGACTATGCGTGGAAGTCCTGCGGTAGTTGCTTTAGCAGATGCTCATGCCAGTGCTATGAACTTAGCCAACGTACAGCAACGAGGCCTACAGGCCGTTAGTAGGGTAAACCAAGCCTCTAAAATGACAGAATATCAAGGTAAGGTTGCTTATAACAATTTAATGCAAACCGCTTATATGAAGAACTATGCTTCTGATATACAGCGTGCGAATATCATTAATGAGGGTAATATGAATTACTTTCAAAATGCCTTAAAGTCTTACACTGCACAAGCACAAGCCACTTCAGCTTTAATAGGAGGGATTTCTGATGCCGTATCAGCAGGAGCGTCAGCTTATGTCTCAGAGGGTGGAAGTTTTGATGATTTATTCTCATTTGGTGGTGGAGGCTCAGCATCTTCTGGTAGCAATGTAATGGGGCCGTTTAACACATTACAGAGTAATTCTACTGGGTCTTTTAATGCTTCCTCTGGTGGAGGTGATATTTTTGATTTCGGATGGGCAAAAGATACGTCTGGATGGCAGTTTCAATAGGAGTAATTAATGGCTAGAATGGCAGGGTTGCTTGGGGCACCCTTAGTACCCAGTATTAGACCAGAGGCAAAACCACGTCAGCTTGCAGGTGGGGCAGGGCAGATTAATACGGCTGTTCCTGCACAAAAACTGCAAATGTACACAGGTACGGAATTACAAACTGCTGTTAAGGCTAGAGCCAATGTGACTGCTGAAGTTGGCAATATGGTTGAATCCGTTGCTAATGCAGGCATTGTTATACATGAAGCAGGAGAAAAGAAAAAACAGCTAGAGATCGAAGGTGAATATAAAAGATTCACTATTGATAAACAAAACGAATTTAAAGAACAACGTACCGCTAAAGATAAGGCAAGAGTACGAAATGAATTTGAAATAGGTATTGCCAAACTTAATGCAAAGATTAAAGGGCATGATTGGGGTAGTTTACAAGAGAAGGCATGGGCACAAGGTTTAGCTATTGAAGGGAAAAGAAATCTTGCTGACCTAACAACTAAGTGGCATTTAGCAGAACATACTGAAACTGTTTCAGCAATACAGACCAATTTTAAAGAGAACCAAAAGGATTTTGCTACAAGAACAAACATAGACCCAATGCTTCACATGGATCAAGGCATTAAAATGCTTGAAGATTTGTATGATATGAAGCATATCTCTAAAGAGCAATTACTTGCAGGTATTAGAGAGTATAAAAACACAGTAACTCTAAATAGAGCAAGCCTTTTAGCAACTAACTATGCTAAAGAAATTGACCCTGCAAACGTCCCATCACCAGAGCAACTTTTAATCAGACTACAGCAGGAAATGGGCATACCATTTATTACTGATGATCTGTTAGAAGTCACACACGAAAAATTCAAAACTGAGTTTTTAAAGGAAATCCAGAGAAGAAATAAGATGGATTCTTTTGAGGAAATCCTGACCGATTTGGCTTTCAAAGAAGCAAGAGACAAAAATAGGGATGAAATATCACAACTTACGGCTGAAAATGCACTTTCATTAGATGATTTTAGTTCGTGGAAAAGTCAAGCACAGGCTAGAGGCGATGACAAATTTTTTCGAGAACTGGAAACACTAGAAACTGAGTGGGTCAATAATCGCCAAGCTAATTCACGAATTACAAACTACTGGGGTACTCCAGAAGGGGACGGCTACCGTTATCTTATACAGCAACACATGGGGGACAAAGGCTTTATTGATGTTGAAGAAGCAGTGAAGTCAATTAGAACGCAATCAGAAAATGACCCACAAAACATATACAGTACTTCTTCCGAAGTAGATATGGAACAGATTAGAATGAGACTTGGGGCATACAATACCAAACTAAAAAATCAACGGATAGACAAAACTACTATAGCCCCTATTTTTGCAACATGGTTGATGAATAAGGTGAGTAAAAGAGGAACAGATCGTACAGCATTTCTCCAGCACTTAGTTTCTAAAAATCTTATATCTGAAGATGTAAAAAACACTATGAGTCTTAATGCAGATACTATTAGTCTTAACAAATATGCTGACGATATTTTGAAATACTCTACTGGATTATCCAATCAGGCAATACAAATATCAGAAGATATTGCAGTAGAGATGAACAAAACAAGAGATGGTGAAGGTTTGTACAGTAAAAAAGGTTTTAGAGACCCAGAGTGGATTGATAAATACCGTCAAGATGTTGAGAGAAGATTTGAAGAGTTCATAGGAATGTCTCCTGCTACACCCATAAATAAGAGCAATAGTTTAAAAACCACTCAAAAGACAAAGAAAAGTGCTGTCCAGCTAACTCCCAAAGTTACGCCTAAAAGTACGCAAAATATAGACACTACCCCAACATCAACATCTTTAAATACGGATACGAAAAATCCAACTCCAATGCCGAGTAGTGAAGATCAGGCAAATCTGGAAGATGCAAAAACCGTACTTGATAATTCTACTAAAATTGTTCATAAAAATAATTTAGGGTCTACTTCAGCAAACAAAATTAAACCCCCTACTGAGGAACAAGCCACTAATGCTTTGATTGCGAGTAACGGTGATGTTAGTCAAGCTACAGAAAAGCTAAACAAACAATTTCAGCCTAAGAAGGGTACAACACTTGAGTTGACTGAGGAGGATTTTGAGGACGAGGAAACCACTACTGAAAAGGCTGACCCTATAGATGCTAGTCTTGGTAATTTATACTTGAAAAATATAATGTCTCAATTTGAAACATTGGGTGATGTTACTCAGTTTGTGGGGGAAAAAGCAGAAGATTTTTGGAATTGGGAGACTGAACAGTTATCTATACTTTTTTCT